CATCGCCCAGGGCGCGCCCGACCCCCAGCAGATCGCCAGCGAGGCGCTCAGCCGAGCCTCGGTGATGGCCCAGGAACTGTGAATGCCGACCATCCAGCTCAGCGCCCAGCAGCAGCAGGCCGCGCGCGACGCGGCCGTCCAGGCTGCCCAGCTCACGTATGCCCATGAGCCCGACGTTCACTACACCCAAGGGTCGGCGCGCTGGCAGGGCATCTCCGAACGCCGCATTGCGGCGCAGGGTCGATACCCGAACTATGCGGACTGCTCCAGCATGGCCACTTGGTGTCTGTGGAATGCGCTGTCTGTGCCCTACGGCATGGAAGATGTGGTCAACGGGTCGAGCTGGAACGCGGGCTACACCGGCACCATGCTGCAGTACGGCACCGTGGTGTCGGCCTCCCAGGCGCTGCCCGGCGACTGCGTGCTCTACGGCACCCCCGGGTCGACCGGCGCGCACACCGCGATATGCGTGACCAGCGGGCCGACGCCCACCGTCATCTCCCACGGCTCCGAGGCCGGCCCCTACAAGCTGGCCTACAACTACCGCGCCGACGTGATGAACATCCGGCGCTACATCGACGGCAAACCGCATCAGGCATCGGGCGGCTCAGCCCCACCGGCACCGATGCCCGAACCCCCGGAGGACACAGTGTCTCTATTCGCAGTGGTCAAGCAGGACGGACGCATCCAGTTGTTCGTGCAGAAGGAGTCAGGCCAGGTGATGCAGGCCTACCAGACCGCCAAGGACGGCGGCTGGGCCGGCGCCGAGAAGGGCAAGAACGCCAAGTGGTATGACCTCGGCAACCCCGGCAAGTGAGTGAGCCACACCCCGGTTACCTCGGGGTCAACGCTGGACCTGGTGCGAACGGTGGTGTTACTGCTGGCGGGGATCGCGGCGCTGGTGTATGCGCTATGGCCCCCGAACATCGAGGCGCCCTACCTGACCGTGGCGGGCGCGCTGCTCGGAGCCGACCCTGTCATCCGAGCCGCTAAGGGATGACCGCCTCGCCAAGCTCGAGGCCGACACCGCCGAACTGTTCAGGCGGTTCAAGGTCGCGGCACTCGGCTACCTCATCCTCGCGGCAGCAGTGATCGTGGCGTCCTTCGTACTAGCTCACACCATCCACCGAGTCGAACGCGACGAGCAGGCCATCGAGCTGCAAGCCAAGCAGCTCAGACATCTGGTGTGCGACGCCAACCCCGAGGTCCGACGGGCGCTGGCCGCCCAGCGCCTATGCACCGAGCTGAGCAAGAACAAGAGCGAGCAATGATGTCCAAGATCAACGACGCGCCCGTAGTGACCATCGCGCTGCTCGTGCTCGCCACCATCGTCGTCGTCGCCGGAGCCGTCGTCACGATCGTGCAGCCCGGCACCCTCAGCTTTCACCAGTACGTCCAGGACGTGGCGCTGCTCGCCGCCGCGCTCGGGCTCGGCGCCGGGATCGGCCGCGGCGCGATCGCCGCCGCCGACCGCAACACCACCCCGGCCGAGCCGCCACCCCCAACCAGCCAGGACCAGTGAGCCGCAACACCCCGCACCTCTGCGCCGAGCCCTACTGCACAACGATCCTGCCCGACGGGCCCGGCCGCTGCCCCGAGCACCGCGGCGCGCCACGGTCGGGCACACCCGGGTACGGCGCGAACTGGCGGCGGATCCGCGACGCGTACATCGCTGAGTTCCCACAGTGCGAGTTCCCCGGCTGCACCAAGCCCGCGGTCGACGTCCACCACATCGACGGCCGCCACCCCTCGGAGCCCCGTGCCAACGACTGGACCAACCTTGAGAGCCTGTGCCGCTCTCATCATCGACGGATCACCGAGCACGTCAAGAGGAAACAGGTATGCGCGACATAAAGCGGACGCTGATCGAGACCGACGAAAAAGCACACGCCTACGCCAGGGCGCAAACGCTTGGGGCGGGCGGCATCGCCGTCGGCCAGCGCGACATGCGGCAGATCGCACACGCACTCACGTTCTGGCGAGAGCAGACAGAAGCACTTCTCCACCAAGTACTCGGTGCTGCCGCCGATCAGCAGATCCGACTGCTTCATCGCTCCTACATCGAGGACCTGCAAACGGACTTGACCTTGGCGTCACCGACGCTGAGCGCGGCCGGAACCTAGCACCGGCCGCGAGAACCGCGTCGGGTCGAGCTAGGCGACCCGGCCAATGCAACAGCCACAGCTCTTCAACGAGCACACACGAGCCTGCGCCTACTGCGGCGATCCACTCCCGCCCAACACCCATGGCAACCGCAAGTACTGCAACGAGACGTGTCGCCACGCGCCCGCACGCGTCCCATGCGTGCAGTGCGGCGAGCTCTTTACGCCGCATCACGGACGCGCCTACTGCTCGAAGCGCTGCCACTATGACGCGGCCAATGCCCGGCAGCGCGAGCGATGGCGACAATCACATTCGCTTCAGGCACGCCGATGCGATGTCTGCAGCACGACCTTCACTCCGACCCACGATCGCCAGCGCTATTGCACGATCAAGTGCCGACGTTGGCGAGGCTACGAGCTTTCAGTTGCACGTGGTGCTGACGTGCGCACCGCTCGAGCCAAGCAACGGGAGCGGCAGCGGATCCTGCGCCGCTTCGGTCGAACGCTCAAGATGTTGCGCAAGCGAGCCAAGGCAGCGAGACAATGCGAGCACTGCGGTCGATGGTTCATCCCCGCGCAGGCCAACGGCAAGCGACAGAGCCGCTTCTGCTCTCGGTCCTGCAGTCGCCCGCATTACCGCTCCGACGCACGCTATCGGCGACGAGCTCGCAGCAAGGGAGGTGTGCCGGTCTACCGCAAGCGCATCGCGGAGCGTGACGGATGGCGCTGCAAGATCTGCGGCAAGCAAGTCAACAAACGGGCCAAGGTCCCGCACCCTTCGGCACCCACGCTCGACCACATCGTGCCGCTCGCAGCGGGCGGACGGCACGAGCCGACCAACGTGCAGCTCGCGCACTTCAGGTGCAACCGCATCAAGAACGCGACGGGCTCGGGTCAGCTGCTGCTCTTTGGCTAATGGGGGTGGCCCCCCTAGTGGCGCCACAACACTCCAGGAGCAAGCTCACTTGGCTAGCGGGCCGGAAATCGCGGATGCGAGTGCTTTGGGGGTCATGTGGCAACACTGAGACCGCCAACGGGGCTTGGGTCGGCGGGCGCGGCCGCGTGGCGGCGCGCTGTCAGCGTGCTCGAGGCGCTCGGCGAGGACCCGGAACTGTGCGCGGAGCCGCTGGCGGCCTACGGTCGGGCGATGGCGGCGGTCGCGCAGCTGCGCAAGCAGTGGCGGACCGGCGGGCAGCTCGGGACGATCCTCGGTGCGCGCGGTCAGCCGATTGTCAACCCGGCGCTGGTGGCGCTCGAGCGTGCGGAGCGTTGGGCGGCCGAGTGCGGAGCGGCGCTGGGGCTCGATCCGCAGGCTCGCCGGCGGCTGTCGCGTCGCGCCGGCGCGGGTAGGCCGCCCGGCGGCGCATCGGCGCCCGATCGCGCGGCGCCGACCAGGCGCAGGCTTAGGAGCGTGCCGTGACGACTGTCGCTGCGCCGTCGCGCTGGGAGTCCTACGCTCAGGCGACCCGGATCGACCATTTCGCCTGGTGGTGCTCCGAGCACTGCGTGCAGACCGTGGACCGGTTCGCCGGCGAGCCGCTGGCGCTCGAGGACTGGCAGCTGGAGATGATGGGCGAGGCGCTCGCCGAGCTGTCAGAGGATGAGGCGTACTGGCTGACGGTCGGGCTGATCGTCCCCAAGAAGAACGGCAAGACGTCGATTCTCGCCGCCTACGGCCTGTATCACCTGCTCGAGGACGATGGGTCGCCGGAGATCCTGCTGGCGGCTGCGTCAGATAAGCAGGCGGGCCGGCTGTTCAAGGCCGCGACTGCGTATGTGCGGTCTGACCCGTGGCTGGCAGCGCAGGTGGTTGTTCGCGACCACGAGGGTGAGATCGCGCGTGCCGACGGGTTCGGCGTGCTCTACCGGGTGAGTGCGGACAGCGGCGCGCTGTCGGGCTATAACCCGTCGCTGGTGATCGCCGACGAGCTCGCGGATTGGCGGACGCCGAGGCGGCGGCGGGCATGGTCGATGCTCGCGACCGGCGGGATCGCTCGCAGCCAGGTGCACGTGTTCGCGATCTCGACGGCCGGCGAACCGGAGGAGCGCGCGGCGGGGATCTTGGGGCAGATGATCGACCGCAATGAGCTCGACGGCAAGGTCGAGCGGGTGCACCGCGCGCTGACGGTCAGTCGCAACCACAAGGCCCGCACGCTGATCTACAACTACGACGCGCGGACCCACAACGTCGACGATCTCGACGCGATCAAGGCCGCGAACCCGGCGTCGTGGATCACTCGCGAGCGTCTCGCAGAGCTGGCTGCGAATCCGAGCCTGACGCCGGGACGATTCCTGCAGTTGCACGGATGCGTGTGGACCGCATCGCAGGGAGCGTTCATCGGCCTGGAGGCGTGGCGGGCGCTTGGGCGGCCGCAGACGATCGCGCCGGGCGACGAGATCACGGTCGGGTTCCGTGGTGCCGACACGGCGGCGCTGGTCGCGTGCCGACGCGTCGACGGGCTGATCGACCTGGTCGAGCTGTTCGCGGACGCGAGCGACGCCGGCGAGGTCGACGACGCGCTGCGGGCGCTGCTGAGCCGGTTCTCGGTGCTCGGCGTGTTCTCCTCGCACACGGCAGCCTGGGCCACGATCGTCGACGGGTGGCGCCGCGAGCTCGGCCGCGGCCGGGTTACCGACATCGACGTCTCCACGCCGTCGCACCACACCGCACAGATCACCGAACGGTTTCGCGCCGACGCGACCGCAGGGCGAATCACGCACTCGGGCAAACGCGAGCTCGACGCGCACGTTGTCGCCGCCCGGCTGGCGCGACACCGCAACCTGCCGCACCTGGTCTCCGATGTTCGGCGTGACGCTCCGATCGCTGGCGCGCTTGCGGCGCTGCTGGCGTGGGAGGCGCGGACCGTACTTGGGGCCGCCAGCGGGATCAAGAAGCCGGGACGGGCGGTCTGGTCGTGAGCATCATCGACGATGGCCTCGACGCCAACTACGCAGCGCCTGAACGGCCCGCCTATGACCCGGAGGATCCCGACTGGTGGCTGGCGGTCCTGTCAGAACGGCTCGCGGTCCGCGCGCCGCGGTACCGCCGGCGGATCGACTACTACCGCGGCCGGCACGAGCTGCTGTTCCTCACCGACAAGTACCGCCAGGCGTTCGGGCACTGGTTGCGCCGGGTGTCAGACAACTGGTGTGAGGTTGTCATCGACGCGGTCGTTGAGCGGATGGCGGTCGAAGGGTTTCGGTTCGGCGCCGCGCAGGACTTCCCCGACACCGACAGTCGCGCCTGGGACATCTGGCAGGCCAACGCTCTGGACGTGTACTCCGACGATCTGCACACGCTGATGCTCTGCTGCGGCGAGGCCGCGACGATCGTCGGGCCGCCGAAGGTCGACGGCGGCGAGCCGCAGATCACCGTCGAGAACCCGCTCGAGGTGACCGTCTACGGCACGCCGCAGGAGCGGATCGCGGCACTCAAGCGCACCCGCGGGTTTGACGGTCGCATCTACGCGACCGTGTATCTGCCCGACGCCACCTACTTTTACGTGTCCCAGCGGCCGGTGGAATCCGGCGCGGCCGCGCACGCACGGTTTGACGCAGACGGCGAGGAGTCAAACCCGCTCGGTGTCGTGCCGGTCGTCCCGTTCCGCAACGTCGGCGCCGGTGTCGCCGACACCACGGTCGAGCCGGCCCCGAGCGATCTCGACGCGGTGATCCCGATGCAGGACACGGTCAACAAGCTGGTCGCCGACCTGATGATCGACTCGGAATTCGCGGCGTTCAAACAGAAGGTGTTCATCGGCGTCGACGCGCCTGTCGACGAGCAGGGCCGACCCTTGACGAGCACCGAGTCGGCCGCCAACCGGATCATCACGCTGACCAACGAGAACGCCAAGACCGCAGAGTTTTCGGCAGCCGACCCGACCGGGCTGATCAAGGCGATCGAGATGCGAAACCAGCAGATCTGCGCGATCGCGCGGATCCCGCCGTACTACCTGCTCGGGCAGTCGGGCACGTTCCCGTCCGGCGAGTCGCTGAAGGCGGCCGAGACCGGGATTGTCCGAAAGACTGTCCGTCGTCAGCGGGTCGCGTCGGAGTCGTGGGAGATCACCGAGCGGCTCGCGTTCGCGTGGCTCGGCGACCGTGAGCGCGCCGGCGCGTACAGCGCCGAGACGATCTGGGCGAACCCCGAGACGCGGTCTGACGCGGTGATCGCCGACGCGATGGTCAAGAAGGTGACCACGGGGATCCCGTTGCAGCAGGCTGAGGAGGACGCCGGCTACACGCCGACGCAGATACAACGGATGAAGCGCATGTCACAGGAGGAGGCAGCGAGTGCCGGACCAACCCAGTCAGCCGGACCAGCCGGACCAGCCGGACCAGCCGCAGACACCACCGCCGGCTGACGGCGACCCGCCGTCGCGCGAGGTGCTCGAGGAGACCCGCCGCCAGGCGGCCGAAGCGCGGATGCGTGTCCGCGAGCTCGAAGATGAGAAGCAGCGGATGACGGCACGGCTGCAGGCCGCCGAAGATCGCGACAAGACCGAGACCGAGAAGGCGGTCGCTCACGCCGCCCGGCTCGAGAAGAAGATCGCGACGATGGAGCAGCAGCAGGCGCGCCACGAGGTCGCCGGCGACCGCAAGATTCCCGTCGAGCTGCTCGAACACGTCCGCGGTGAAGACCGCGCGCTGCTCGAGGCGACCGCCGACCGCTGGCTGACGTGGCACAAGACCGAGCTTGAGGAGGCCGTCAAGCAGGCCGTCGACGCGGCGCTCGCGGCGCCACGGACACGGCGGACAAGCGACCCGGTCGCGCGCGGAGCGCCGGTCGCCGAACCCTTCGACATGAACGAGTACATCCGAGCCGGCTTCCGCCGGTAAAGGACAACGCTCCCGCGGGGGAGCGCCGACAGTGCGGCAGGCCCGCTGAGGCAACCCCGTGCAGGACCGCGTCGACAGCAGACCAGGCGTCTTGAGGCGCGAAGGCCGACAGTGCGGCAGGCCCGCTGAGGCAGTGAAAAGGCACCACCTAACAGCGGAGAAGTCACATGCCGAATTACTCAAACATCGTCGGGCGGGCTGACGTCGCCGGCGTGATCCCGACCGAGGCGTCTAACCAGATCATCGCCGATGCCCCGAAGTCCTCGATCGTGCTGACCTACGGGCGGCGCGTGTCGATGGGCACCAAGGTCTCATCGATCCCGGTCCTGTCGGCGTTTCCGATTGCGTACTGGGTCAACGGCGACGAGGGGCTCAAGCAGACCAGCGAGTTCGCGCTGGCCGGCAAGTCGCTGACGGCCGAGGAGCTCGCGGTGATCGTCGTCATGTCGATCGCCGTCGAGGAAGACGCCGACGTCGACCTGTGGGGCGTCGCGCGGCCGCTGCTGGCCGAGGCGCTCGGCACGACGCTCGACCAGACCGTGCTCAACGGCACCAACGCCCCGGCGACCTGGACCGACGCGAACATCATCGCCGCTGCGATCACGGCCGGTAACGCGGTCACCTATGACCCGGCCGACGCGGCCGGCAGCGCCAGCGACCTGCTCGGCGCGCTTGAGACCGACGAGTTCAACGCGACCGAGGTCGTCGCGAAGTCGCTGCTGGCGGGCGCGGCCCGCAAGTCGCTGATGTCGGATATCAGCGCCGGGATGGACCAGAACAACTGGTGGGGCGTGCCGGTCGACTATCGCAACTGGGGGAACCCCGCGACGACGATCGCGGTCGCGGGCGACTGGACCAAGGCGGTCGTCGGGATCCGCCAGGACATCCGGTTTGAGATGTTCAGCGAGGGGGTCGTGTCAGACGACACCGGCAAGGTCATTTTCAACCTGATGCAGCAGGACCTGCGGGCGATCCGCGCGACCTTCCGGGTCGCGTTTGGGGTCGCGGTCCCCAAGGGCGCGACCGCTCCCGCCGACCGTTACCCGTTCGCGGTGCTCAACACCGCCTGATCAACAGGAGAACCGAATGCCGACCGCCAAGACATCCGACACGACCACCTCGAGCAGTTCGACCTCGAGCGCCTCGTCCGGCGACAAGCCGAGCGGGCTCTCGTTCGGGCTGCCTGGAGAGAAGGAGCCCGACACGGTCACCGCCACGTTCGGCGAGGAGGGCGAGGACCCCTACGACGTCGGGTTCGTCGGCACCAAGCCCAAGGACTGACCAGGGATGCCGAGCCCGCGCGCAGCAGTGCCGCCGCCCGAGGCGTGGCCTACGATCGACGACGTCGCGGCGCTGCTGCGCGCCCGCACCAAGGACAACAACGGCAACGAGCTCGGGCACTGGACGCCCGACACGCGGCCGACCGACGCCGAAGTTTCGCTGCTGATCGCCAAGGCCGCGCAGGCGGTCTCCGACGAGCTGCCCGGTGACGTGGCGATCGAGCTGTATGGGTCGTTCTCGTTCGTCTGCCAGCTGATGTGCGTGTGCATGATCGAGAAGTCCTACTTCCCCGAGCAGGTCGCCAGTGGACGCTCGGCGTATGACAAGTACTGGGAGGAGTACCTGCGGGCGATCGCGGCGTTGCAGGACCGGACCGCCGAGGAGGGCGGCACTCTTGCCGCTTCGGGGATCGGGAATCTCGGGCTCGTCCGCCCCTACGGCCGGTGGTGCACGCGATGGGGACTGGGGTCGCCGCCGCAGTTCCCCGAGCTCGCCGGCGCCACCGTCAACTACGACGACCCCTGCGACGACTGACCGATGCCCGACCAGTCCCAGGCGTTCATCGAAACCAACGCGGCCGCGCTCGCCGGCCGCCTGAACTCGCTGGCCGGGCGGCTGGAGAACCCCGAGCCGATCCTCCGGCTGGCCCAAGCGCTGATCGCACGGTCCGAAGCGGAGGTGTGGCAGTCCGAGGGCGCATCGCTCGGCGAGCACTGGGCGCGCGCCGCCGAGCCGGAGCGCAAGACCGACTCGCGGTTGCTGGTCGCGACCGGCCGGCTGCGCGAGTCGCTGGCGGGCCGCGGCAGCCCGCTGCAGGTCCGCGGCACCCAGCTGGTGGTCGGCACCGACGTCCCGTACGGCGCCTACCACCAGTACGGCACCTCGAGAATGCCCGCCCGCCCGTTCCTCGGCGTGTCGCCGTCGCTGGCCCGAGACCTCCTGCAGCTGTTTCAGCATGCGGTGGATGGGGGCACAGAATGAGCGCGTATGAGCCCGTCACGCTCGACGCCGGTCAGCCCGCGACCGTCGCGGAGGTCGGGCCGATGGTCACCGGCGGCGATGTCGAGGCGGCGGTGATCGCGACCCTGCGCGACTGGCTGCCGTCCTATATCGCCGAGGCCGAGCGCAAGCACGGCATGCAGGCGGGACTGACACCGGCGCCGCGCGGCTGGGCGATCACCGGCCGCAATCTGGACAAGTTCTCAGAGGACCAGCTGCCGTGCATCGTGATCATGGCCGGCGGGATCGTCCCCAGGCCGCTGAAGGAGGGCCCGCCCGGGGTGCTGACCGCGATCTGGGGCGTCGACGTCGGCACGGTGTTCGGCGCCGCGTATAACCGGTCGTCGCGCCAGCACGCGCAGCTGTACGCCCGCGCGATCCACCTGTGCCTGCAGCAGCGGCCGCTCGAGGGGCTTCACGCCGTCGCGGTCGATTGGCGCGGCGAGGCGTACGACGAGATGGACTTCCCCGACTCGCGGGCGTACAGCGTGTCGGTCTGCAGCCTCAACATCGAGGTTCGAGAGGTCGCGTGGGCGGCCGGCGGCCCGCCGCCGTACGTGACACCGCCCACCGACCCGACCCAGCCGTTTGACCCGTGGGTGACGGTCACCGAGACCGAAACCCAGGTCGAGAACTACCCCACCGACTCACCGCTACCCAGCAGCTAAGGAGGAGACCAGATGTCACGCCCCGGAGTCGAGGTGACCTCGGCGGCCGCGGCGCCGCCCGTCGGCGTCTCGACCGACACGAGCGTCGCGTTCATCGTCGGCGAAGCGGAGATGGGCCCGACCGACAAGGCCACCCGCATCACCTCGCTGGACCAGTTCACCGCAACCTACGGAGACCGCATTCCCGGCGTCGTGTCCTACGACGCCGTAGACACCTACTTTCACGAGGGCGGCAGCACCGCGTACTTCATGCGCCTCGCGGACAGCTCGGCGGCGGTGGCCACGGCCTCGGCCAGCTCGGTGGCCGGCACCGGGCAGACCGCGAACGCCGCCAACCCCGGCGCCTGGGGCAACGACCTCGAGCTCGACGTGGTCACCGCGCCGGGCGTGCAGACCGAACAGCAGTCCTACGGATTCGGTGACGAGGCCGACGGCGAGGAGACCACCTCGGGCGGGTCGAGCTCGGGCAACGGCGACACCGAGCCGCTGACCGAGCTGTTGACGTTCGGCGCCGAAACCCAGGCCACCGGCCCGCAGTTCATCGCCACCGTCAAGCTCGCCGGCAAAGCGGTGCAAACCAGCATCGCCATCTCCACCCGCGACGACCTGGCCAGCTTCCTCAGCCAGGCCGGCTGGATGACGCTGGCGGGCCCCGCCTCGAGCTCGGCGCTGACGGCGGGCACGGTCACGCTCTCAGGCGGCAGCGATGGCGCGGTGCCGGTGACCGACTCGGCGGACCTGGTGACCGCCCTGGACGCCATCAACCGCGAGCTCGGGCCCGGACAGGTGCTCGCGCCGGGCCGCTCTGATGCGACCAGCCAGGCGGCGCTGCTGGCGCACGCCGCCGCCACCAACCGGTTCGCGCTGCTCGACTGCGGGCCCAGCGACACCGCGCAGACGCTGACGTCGATGGCGCTGGCGCTCCGCGGCGCCGACCAGGACCGCTACGGGTCGCTGTGGGCGCCCTGGGCAGTGATCCCGGGGGTCGCGCCCGGCACCAGCCGCACAGTGCCGTGGAGCCCCATTCAGGCGGCGCTGTGCGCCCGCAACGACGCGTCGGGCAACCCCAACCAGGCAGCCGCCGGCAGCTGGGGCATCTCCCAGTACGCGCTCAGCCTGACCATGACCTACACCAACACGGAAATGGAGGACCTGCTGTACGCCGGCGTTGACACCGCCCGGGTGGTGTACGGGGCGATCGAGGCCTACGCGTTCCGGACGCTGGTCGACCCGGCGGGCCCGCGGTATCAGTGGCTACAGGCCAACTGGGCGCGGCTGGCGATGGCGCTCACCGCCGAGTCAGAAGCCGTCGGCGAGGACTTCGTGTTCTCCCAGATCGACGGTCGCGGGCTGAACATCGCCGCGTTCAACGGGGCGCTGGCCGCCGTGTGCAAGGAGTTCTACGACGACGGGGCGCTGTACGGCGACGACGTCACCGAAGCGTTCGTCGTCAACACCGGCCCCGCGGTCAACACGCCGGACACGATCGCCGACGGCCGCCTGCGCGCGGTCCTGTCGGTCCGGATGAGCCCGCACGCCGAGCTCGTGCAAATCCCGATCGTCAAGTATCCGGTGACTCAGGCTCTGGTCTGAGATGACGCCACGCAGCGCCAGCGCGAATCCGGCGGATCGTCTCAGCACAGACGCCGTATTCAGGAGCTACGCGAGCCGCAGGACGCGGGTCCGTAAGGATGGCTCGCGCCTGCGCTTCGGTGAGCTTCGCGAAGCCATGTCGTTCGCCGCGAGCAGTATTTCGCCGCGCTCTCCAGTCGGGCGGCGTCATCTCACCGCGTTCGATGGCATCGCGCGCGTTCTCGGCTTGTGTGCCGAGATAGAGGTGGTCGGGGTTGAAACAGGCGCGGTTGTCGCACCGATGGAGGACGTGAAGACCGTAGAGGCCTCCGCGCCAAAGTCGCCAGGCCCAGCGATGGACCAGCACGTCGGAGCGGTCGGTCCAGTTCACCCGTCCGTATCCCTCGGGGTCGAGATATCCCGTCCAGTTCCAGCAGCCGGTCTCGGGGGCGATTTCTCGGCGGCTAAGCAGGTGCGCGCCGCGGTCGGTGATCCGTCGCAAGGTCAGTGTCCACCTTATACGTTCGCCAGGAGGTGAGCAGCCATTTCACGTCAAGATCAGTACAACGTCTCCGTCAGCATTGACGGCATGGGGAATCTCGGGACCTGGGATAAGTTCGAGGGCGGCGAGGTCGACTCCGACGAGCAGAAGTACTCGCCTGGTGGGATGGCGCCGCCGGTGTCGCTCGGCGGCGCGGTGCAGATGGGCAACGTCACGGTCTCGCGGCTGTATGTGCTCGAGCGCGACCACCCCGTCGTCCATACGCTGCTGTCCAAGGTCGGGATCGCGCAGATCCGGGTGAGCAAACAGCCTCTGGATGTGAACAAGGTCCCCTACGGGAGACCGCTCGTGTACACGGGCAAGATCAAGACGGTGACGCCGCCCGAGCATGACTCCACCAGCTCGGACCCGGCGCTCATCCAGATCGAGTTCGTGCCGACCGGCACGGTCGGCTGATGGGCCTCCAGGACGCGGTCGACCAGCTGCACAACGGGCAGGCCGACCAGGTGCAGGACGCCGACGTGGTGGAGGACGGACCCGAGGTCGACGGACCCGAGCCGTTCGCACAGGACGATGATCGGATCGCGCCGGGCTCGGTGCTCGCGCAGCTCCGCGCCCGCGCCCGGCAGCTCGCGCAGCGCCAGACGGTCGACCTGCCGATCCCCGGCTATGACGACGTCGGGCTGGTGGGGCGATACGGGGCCATCTCGCTGGCCCGGACGCTCGAGCGCTCGAACACGTTTAACCCGGTGATGCCCGAATGGCAGGTGGCCGCGGACAGCCTGTCGCGGGCGCTGGTGCAGCTGCTGGTCAGAGACCCCGAGTCCGGCGAGCTTGAGCCGTTCGCGCCCGGGGTGGCGCTGCGGTTCGACGACGATCTGGTGGCGGCGTTGGGGCTGGAGCCCGCGGCGCACAGCGCCCGCGAGGTGCTCAAGGCGCTGTGCGGCGGCGGCGAGCTGGGCGAGTCGCGGATCTCGGCGCACTTCATGGCCTATCAGGGCTGGCTGATGGGCGGCGCCGAGCTTGGCGAGACCCCGATGCAGGAGGTCATCGACCAGACACTGGGGGAATACCCGGCCCGGTGATCGACGCGTTCGCGGTGGGGGCGCTGTGCGGCGTGCCGCCCGAGCGGGTGGTGCGCGCCGGCCCGTTGGAGCGCGAGCTGTATCTGCGGGTGATCGCGCGAGCCTCCGAGCTGCGGGTGCAGATGATGAAGGCCGAGGCGTCTCACATCGGTAACGCGGTGGGCAAGGTGTTCGGCGGGCGATAGCGGTGGCTGACGAGAATCTCGACATCATCATCCAGGTCCGCGGCGGGCAGGCTGCCGCCACCCAGATCAAGGGCGTGGCGGGCGCTACCGAGCAGGTCGGCACGAGCTCGGAGCAGACCTCCAAGAAGACCTCCAAGTTCGGCAGTCAGCTGGCCACGCTGGCCAAGGGCTTCGCGATCTATAAGGGGTTTCAGTTCATCAAGAGCGCGGTCAACCAGACCGTCGACCTGGCCAAGGCCACCGCCGGCCTGTCTCGCGTCACCGGTATGGACACTCGCACCGCCTCGGGGTGGGTGGGAATCGCCAAGGAACGCGGGATCGCCGCCAAGCAGCTGAACATGGGGTTCATCACCCTGTCGCGGCAGATGACGTCGGCGGCGTCGGGGTCAAAGACATCGGCCAAGGCGTTCTCGGCGCTCGGGATCTCCCAGCGGGAGGTTCAGCGCTCGAGCCCGTCCAAGGTGCTCGCCCAGGTGTCGGACGCGTTCGCCCGGATGCCCGACGGCGCGCAGAAGTCAGCGCTGGCCCAGAAGCTGTTCGGCCGCTCGGCGCAGGGGCTGTTGCCGATCCTCAACAAGGGGTCGGCGTCGATGAATGAGCAGGTCGGGGCGATGGCCAAGCACATCAACATGAGCAAGGCCGACATGGAGCGGTCGCTGGAGATGGCCAAGCAGCAGCGCGAGCTGAACGCCACGATGCTCGGGTTCAAGGTCGCGGTGGGGTCGGCGCTGCTGCCGCTCCTTACCCAGATCGCCAAGGCGATCGTGCCTGTCATCCAGGGATTCGCGACGCTGATGCAGGGCTCCAAGGTGTTTCGGATCGCGGTGGTGGCGCTGACGGGTGCGATCATCGCGCTGAACATCGCCCTGTCGATCAACCCGATCGTGGCGATCGCCATCGGCGTCGCCGCGCTCATCGCGGCGCTGATCCTGGCCTACCAGAAGGTGACCTGGTTCCGCGACGCGGTGAACTCGGTGTTCAACTTCATCAAGCAGCACTGGATGCTGCTGCTGGGGGTGCTGATCGGCCCGCTGGCGCTGGTGGTGGCGGTCATCATCAGCAACTGGGGCCGGATACGCAACACGGCCGTGGCCGCGTTCAACGC